GAGGTTCTCGCGCCCGGTGATGGTTTCGTCGGTGGCGCCCCAGGAGAACGGCAAACCGCCGAGGCCTGCGGCGATCACCTCGTCGCCGAATGTGGGGCCAAGGTCTTTTGCCATGGCCTAGCCTCGGATCATCCCGGTCACGTACACGTACCATTGTCCGGTACCACCCAGAACGTGGCCGGCCGGCGTGACGTAGTGCAGGGCTTCGGTTGTCGTGAAGTTGGCGGTGCTGCTCTGCTGGTTGAACCCGTTTGCCACGACGATCTGATCACTTGGGTCACGCGCCAGCAGGTCGACGCCGTCCAGCCACATCTTGCTGATGATATGCGAGACGGTTGTGGTGTTGGTCGCGGTTCCGATCAGGCCGGCATGCACCGCCTCCTCGGCCCAGGTCAGAAAGTATGCGCGCGAAGTCCCGCCGTTGATTTCAACGCTACTGGTCGAGGCGCTGCTTGCGCCGTTCGTTTGCACTCCCAAGAAACGGATATTGCGACGGTTGAACCAACTGATCACACAGCGCAATGCGTCGGTGTTCTGAAACTGCCCCGAGGCATTGGTGCAGACCATGCCGATCAAGGTGCGGGTTTCATCGGGGCCGCTCTTGATTTCCGTTCCGCAATTGCCGGCCGCAATGCTCATCACATGGCCGGTGGTGGAATAATCTGCGGTTATGGTCCCGCCATTATTGAAGGCATAGACATAGTACAAGGTCGATGCTGAAAGCGTTTGCAGCGCCACGCCTTCCTTGAAAACGTTGATGGTGGAAAGCCCCGCGATCCCGCCGAGCGGAATGGCGTAGATGGTGCCATTGATCCTGATGCGGTCACCGTTGTAGGGCAAAAACTGCAATGCGGTGGAACTGAGATAAGTCAGTCGGCCGCAGTTGAGGCCGATGTCGGTGGTGCTGGCGGTGCCGCCGCCGGTTGCGGCGAGGGTACCGCTGCTGAACGTCAGGTTGGCGCCGATCGTCACCGGCGACCATGTATTGGCGGCACTGCGGTAATAGATTGTATGAAGACCGGCCGCCGCCGCCAATGACGTGAGGTCGGCATCGAGCGGCTGATACGAGCCCGCTGGCTGCGCGCCGATGTCGCTCAACACCGTGGCCGGCGCCACACCCTGGATCGTGGTCGAGGTCACCCACTTGGCGTATTGGCCTGATGTAGGCGTGCCGCTGTTGGAAACATTGCCCCCGCCAACCGCCGTCGCCTTGGCCTGTCCCGGCGTCGAAAAGTCCCAGGTTATTGACGCCGTGTTGGTCAGCACCCGCTCGGCGGTGAGCGTGGCATCGGAAGCCGCAGTGACGTATTCCGCCGTGGTTGGAGCTCCACCGCCACCACCTCCACCCGCCGCGGCAATGGCGTCGGCAACATACTTCGCATCCACCGCGCCGATCGCCACCCGGGCTGATAAAGGATCACGCGCGGCGTCAAATTTGTTCCTAAACGGGACCGCGCCGGGTGGCTGTCGTGCCGACGACCACCACTGATCCGTCATATCTCGCCATCAGGTTGGGCCTCAACCTGCACGCCCTGCGCATGGGTCCAACTCGCGCCAACCGGCGTCTGCACGCGGAAGCGATACAGCCGCGCCGATGAATGCATCGCCGCCGAGCCGGTGACCTCGATGCCGATCGGGTTACCCCAGGACACACCGTCCTGCAGCCGCTCGCGCTGGCCGAGCGTCACCGTCACCGGCGCGGCGTCCACCAGCGGATAGGCTGCAGTCACGAACGTACGCTGCCCTTGCGACAGGTGCCCCTCGGCGGTTTCGATGGTGGCGGCGAGCGGATCCCCGTCGAGAAAGCCGAGCCTACCGTTGACATCGATGGCTGCCGGCACCGGCCGACCGCCGATATAGGCGTGGCTGTCGAGCGAAGGCGATGCACTGTCGAGGTCGGGATCGGCCGGATCGGCGGGATCGTCGGTATCGAGGTCGATCTGTGCCGATGCCAGCGTGCCCCACATCTGCGCCGCCTGCGTGCTGTAGCTCCACCTGTTCAGGCTCCAATCATAGATGATAATGCGGTCGTAGATGGTCGAGGTGCCGGAGCTATAGAACGCCCACATGACGTGCGGCTTGCGCGGATCGGCAAAGGACAGCGTCATGTGCCGCCGCTCTGGGTCGCTGTGATCGAGAAACCACTGGTTGACGATGTGGTCGCCGATGCTCGGGTTCTGTGCACCGATGCCATAAAAGCCGTCTTCCGACAGCAGAAACAACACGCCGCGCGTGAACACAAAGCCGTACGTAGCCATGCAACCTTTTTCGCGCTCGATCCGGCTGAAAGAGAAAATAACGTCGGTCTGCCCGGGCAGGAATTGCATGGTGCGCAGCGATCTATCTTGAACGACGAAACCGCTCTCTCCTCCCGCCACCCCGATTACTGGGCCGCCGTCAGGGAATTCCTGCTCGTCCGACAGTTCAAGGCCCACGGTCCACTGCTCGATGTTGTTGATGCCGCTCCACTTGATCACGCGGTTGTTGGTGGTCAGTCCCGAAAGCACCAGAAAGTCACCGACCACCGCCACGCTGGTGGCATTGGGCGGGTTGCCGCCCAGCGCCTCAAATGCGGTGCCGGCGGTGACGGCAGCTTTTTGCGGCTCGTCCCCCGGGTGGACTGCCACGAGCACATCGCCAAATTGAGCAAAACTCCACAGCGCATCGTCCGCCACGTTGTAGGCGCCGCCGACCGCACGGCTGACATCGGTCCAGGCCGTACCGTTCCACTTGTACAGATGGGTCGCGGTGCCAGCGTAGATGACATAGGCGCCGCTGCTGGTGCGGGCGAACGTCAGTCCCTTGGCTGGCGCCGGCAGAGCTGTGGTGCGCGGCACCAACCCGGGAAACGGCAGATAGGAGTTGGGCGCCGGATAGACGTTCTCGGCTATTGCGGCGAACTGATTGTCGAGCAGCGCGATGTCGGGCCGCCACTCGCCGAATTGCAGCGGGGTTTTTGCCAGCATGCAGGCCCCTTCAAAAATAATCAGCCGTTCGCACTGACGGGCTGGTTGCTCCCGTAGTCAGCGCCGATAGCTGGATGATCTCTTGCAACAATTCATCGCGCCGCGCCTTGTACAGTTGCGCCAGTTCAAGGTTGCGGCCGAGCGCGGCAAGCTCAACCATTGTGCCGGACACATAGAGATCGGGATAGGCGGTCAGCAGCCAGTTGGTGTTGCTGTCACTGCTGCCGGTGAGAGTAGGAATGCGCGCGTAGTAGTGGAATTCATACGGGTTAACATCATCGACCGGGCGCACCCGCAGCATCGAGCCCTCTATGGTGAACAGTTGCGGCCGGTACGGGCCTTCGGTGCTGGTCGGCAGATAAGCCGGATGCACGTAGTCAAGCTCGAAGTACGGATAGCGCTCGGTGGCACGGATTGTGCGCCAGACCAGATAGTCGCTTGGCAGCGCCACGTCGCCGCTGGTGGTGGTGAGGCTGGTCGAGGTTTCCATCTGCCGCACGCGCAGCCGGCGGTTGGCCGATGCCTCGAACTTGATCACTTGGTTGTCGTAGTCCGAGATAAAGCGCGGATGCGCCAGCAGCCGGTTCAATTCGGTTTTGAGATCGCCGTAGTTAACGATCGCCATCGCTGGTCACCTTATTGCGCGGGCGCCCGCGCTTGCGCTTGGGTTCATCTTCCGGCGGGTAGTCGGGCGGGAAATCGAGCGGGTGCGGATCATCGAAGAAGCTCACGTCGGTCGGGTCAGCCTCGGTTTCCGGCTCGCGCCATTGCGTGGGCGCGGCGGCTTTTGCACCTGTCGGCTCGATTGGTGCTGCCGCATCTTCCACCTTGAAGAACGGATTGCCCCGCGCCTTGGCGATCATCCAAGGATCGTCCACCTCCACGGCCCGGCCGACCGGGAAGGTGATGCCGTTCCAAGTGCAGGAGAGAGGCCCTTCGGCCTCCCCCTTCCAAGTAATCTTCGTCATTGCTACGCGGCCGGCTTGATGAACGACACGATGACGTACGCATTACCTGTGAGCGGTGCCGTGCCGGCAAGAATGTTCGCCCAGATATCGGTATCGGCCGCCAGCGGCATGACCAAAGCAGCGATTGGCACACTGTTGACGCTGTTCGCCGCCGCGGGCACCGCGGCCACGATCTCCGCTCCACCGGATGTCGTACCCACGTTAAGCGTAGGCGTTCCGGCACCCAGCAC